CAAACAGTGAATCGATTGATTTTAAGACGGGGCGGATCACATCGCAATCCGCCCCGTTTCTGTCTATTCCGAATTGTCTCATGAGCCGATTGCGATAACTGTAGCGACGACAGTTGCTAAACTTGTTGCGTTCGCGACCTCAGTGCCAGCAGATGCATAGGCCTTAAGCTTTGAGTTCACGGCATCGTACTGGAAGGTGTAACCGCTTGCCGGAATAGCAAAGATAACGTCAGGCACAACCAGGCCAATGTTCGCCTTGGTCAGCGCCAGACCGCCAGTGGGATAAGACGAATCAAAGGTTACCGGAACCATGTTAATAAGTTTATTCTGCGCTTTTATGCGCGTTATTGCTCCGAAAGTAAACGCCATATATAACTCCTTTAGGGGGCTTTCGCCCCCATTTAATTAGGCTTCGGTGATATCGTCGATACGGACGTGACCATTTCTCATGGATGTGCCGAGTTCCTGATAGACATACAGGACGGCCTCGTATGCATCATAACCGCTGACGCGAGACAGGATAGCGCCGTCCTCATTCATCCAATCGAGGTCGGACAGACGGTAAATTTGCAGCTCATCTTCGTCGAGAACAAACGCTTTGCCCGCCGGTGCGTCTTTGTCGGAAATGATCGGGATTTCTCCATGGCTGCCGCCGAGATAGGACAGAGCTTTGAACCCGCCCTTGAGGTCCATTGTGTTGACGATCTGCTTCATGGAGGTCAATAGGGCTTGATAGGCGCGGCGCACACCGAACGATGTGTAGATCGCTGTTGCCATACCGGCGCTGACGGTTTCGAGCGTATCGATCGAAGTCTGGAACAGCGAGTCCGTAATCGCTCTTGGAGTGCCGCCGTTGGCGAGTACGGACGCCATCCACCACGGATATGTAGCAACTGCAAGATTCTGTAAAGCGCCTGCGCCGGGGTCCGTTATAGAGACGATACCGGACAGCCCCATGATTTCATTGTTTCTGGAGCCTGAGACATAGACGCTGAATGTTGCGCCCGTAGTGATCGCTGCGCCGGATATAACGAAAGTGGTTGCGCTAGCGATGGATGCAACCGTACGCCCGACCGCGCCGGTGCTTGTCGTGCCGTCTGCCGTTACCAGAACGTCTATAGGCATATTCACGCGTAGTTTAGCAGTGGACGCAACAACAACCGTGGTCGAAGCCGTAGTAGTGCCACAGACTGTGAGAACACCGGATGCATCGCCGTACATCTGGCGGTTAAGGGATGCTTTCATGTCGTTTGTCAGACCGCGCATTTCAGAATCGACAGCGCGAAGGAACGCACCCTCATTGCTTCTGGCAGCTTTCATTGTCGGGCCGCTGAGCTGGATTCTGCCGTACTGGTATTTCATCGGTACGATACACTCTTTATATGCCTGATTACCGGCACTCGGAAGAGCGCCGCCGTCAGCTCTGGCGCCGACGCCTTCATTTCTGCCGTAGTGCAGAGGAATGGTGAAGTTTTTACCGACAACGCTGTCATAGTTCTTCTCGATGCGAGAATAGGCGACTGATGCAGAGTTGATCTGCTCACGGATAGGCCCAAGGTACTGGTTCTTTAAGATTGCGTCAAATGTGGCCATTGTAGCTGGCATAATTTATATTTCCTTTCATTCTTTGAGTGAAGCAAGGTAGGCCTTCGAACCGGCCCTTGCCTCTTCCCATGTTTTAGCGGCAACTGGAGTAGAAACCGGAGTAGCGCCGCTTCCTTCTACCGGGCTAACGGAACGTTTTTTATTGATATAGTCCTGAATGCCTTGGTTGATTAATGCTTCTTTATCGATTTGAGTCGGGCCGGTTTTATCATAAACAAGCAGCTTTGCCGTCCCTAAATCGACGTTATGTTTCTCCGCTGTTTCGCGTATATCCTTTTCGTTCGCCTTTACGTACTCGCCCCACTTAGGATCTGAGGAAAGCGTGCCCCACTCTTTTGTTAGAGCTTCTTGCCGTTGATACTTTGAAAGCATGTTCTTTGCCTCTAAAGCGTCCGATTCGGCTTGAGTTAAACGAGAATAGAGTTCAACCGGTACGTTATTTTTCTCCGCCTCTTCTACCATGGATTTCTGAGTTAAGGCATTGTCAAGCTCTTCTTGGTTGGTGATGGGTTTCCCTTCCCACGTCATTCCGAGCCTTGCGATTGATGCGTTGACTTTTTCTGTGATAGCTTTTTCTGTTTCTGCGGTCTTTTCGGAGAGCCTTTTTGCAAAAGCTTGAGTTTCCGTAAGCGCAGGGGGCGTTTCGGGTGTCGGGGTTGCTTCGGGTGTTGGGGTGGCGATTCCCTCTGATGTGGCAACGTCCACCACATCAGTATTAGCAGCCGCACCGCTCGATAAATCATCAGGCAGCATGCGCAGAATTGGGATAAAGCGTTTTAGAATAAACATACGGGTCCTCTCTCAGTGGGCGAAATTGAGGTTTTAGCAGCCCATAAAAATACCGCCTATACAGACGGTTGGTTCGCTATTTGTGGGGTTTCCGAGGTTTCGGCGGTTGTTTGCTGTGGGACAAGCTGTTTCATAATCTCTTCCATATGCATATCGACGTGCGCATCAATCATCGCTTTTGATTTATCGTCCATTTGCGAATAGGTTTCAGACTTTCGTAATTTATTGTGTTCCTGTACGTGAACATCGTGATTATAGAAGTCTCTGACGGTGGGCGATAAATCCCCTGTTCTCCACTTGTCGTTTTCGGTTTGCGCCTGTAGGGCGTCCTGTTCGGCATCGGAGTACATTTCGTCCATGATCCCAATTTCAAGGACTTTCATGATTTTTTGCTTTTGCTTTTGGTCTGTCGGGTCGAACATGTTGTACTGAACCAATTTCAAAATAAAGTCCTGATTGGCAGCTTTGGAGGTCTGGTACATGGTGGATTCATTTATTCTCACATCAATTGAAGTAAGGTCTGCGCCCTTAAAGGTGACGACTTCAACCTTTCGATTATCCCCCGCTATCCTCACGGTTCTTTCAATGTCATATTTGTTTTGGACCATGTTGAGAAGATATCTGACGTATTTTTGTTTGCAGGAAATCCAGTTTGCGATTGTCGGGCCTAATTTGGTGTCGTCCTGCTCTTGAAGGTAGCCTATCGCGGTACCGGACGTAACCCCAGCCGGAGTTGTACCATGCGAGGTTTCGTGCTGCCCTGAAATGAATTCAATTTCGGCGTCGATATAATCAAGGTTTTTGTAAACGTCAACCCCCATCGTCGGAGGTTGAAGGTACGCTATCGTCCCTACTGGGTTATAGAATAAAACCTGACCGGGTTCGTTGGTGGGTTCTTCATCCAAGGCTCCGTTCGGTATTAAAAGAATCGGATTTCCAACAAGGTTTTTATTCTCGATGATCTGCGAACGGGATTTATTATATTCTCTCTGGGGAGGGATCAATTGCTCAGCAAGGCAGGTCGGAATCAATCTGCCAGGCACTTGGATGTGGAAGAACGGGAAAAACGGGAGAACTCTTTCCTCGCTTCCGAAGCCTATATCTTCCTCATTAACTAAAACCTGATCGCCGCAAATCGTAACCCTTCGTCCTTTTGGGTAGTCCGACGTGGGAAGTTCCCAATACTCGTGAACAACAGCCGAGTTTTCGCGGCTCTTATACTCAACCCCGTTTGAAACAGTAGAGGCCAATTTTGCCTCATAAAGATTTGTTGCGACTATCGATTCAGACTTAACGTCTTTGCCGTAAACTTTTTTTATGTAGTCTGTTGATCTTATTTTATCGTGGCATATCCAAGGAACATCTTCCCACCTTGAGCACGAAGTGTCGAATTTCAGTTCGAAAATAGAACAAACGCAAATATCGACGTCGCCCTCGTGGATAGTCCCACCCTTGCCGTCGTCTATTTCTCTGCCTTTAGACGGATTCCAGTAGGGTTTCATAAACGAAATGCCGGTCGTCAGCCCCCATAGGCAGTTTTCGCGGTCCTTGTCCTGAAGAGAGAGCGAATATTCAAGCCACTCAACGACCTTCTCCGAGATTCTTGCAGAGCGAATATCGCTATCTTCAACGGTGGCAGGATTAACGTACATGACGAACTTATTCTTCGTGAGTTTAGCGTGTTCGGTTCGTATGATGGGCTGAATTTTATTGGCCGTGTATCTGATCTGCCACGGTTCTAAGGTCGGAGTGATTAGCTTGCCCGTCGATCGATCAAGAGAAATCCACTGTTTCCCTGCAAAATATGAGATATTCAGATATGCTTGTTGTTCATAGGCGTCTTTTTTGCACTTCGAAAGCTGATCGGTTACGTATTTTACAAGCTCGTCCATTTATTCCCCTTTCGGATGGGATTTTCTATAGTGAGCAAGCAATTCGCCTTGATTTACACAAGTGAAATCGCATTGTTTGCAATGCTTTTCAGGTGCATCGGCTGATAAATTACCGAGTTTTATTTCTTCCGAATCGGTCTTTTCTTCGGGTGTCTTACCGTTTTCCACGGCAAGTACTGTGTACCCGTCAATCGAATCGAGCACCTTCGCTTCGATCGGCAAATAAGGAGCGTTTAACTTCGCGCCTATTTTCTTCTTGGCATCCTCCAGGTTCTCAGCAACAACAAATTCTTGATAGTTCCCGCAACCTCCGTAATATAGATTCATAAGTACACCGGCTTTTCATTATGCTCTTTCTTTGTTCTTGGCGCATCTGCTCTTTGCTGAGACTTGAATTCCATCAGCGAACCGGCTTGGATTCTATCGAGTAGTTTCGACCGTTCAGCATTCCATTCCTTGCGTTCCTTTGAGAAACAAATCTCACGGTATATTAAAATCCCCGCACACAATATCAGCGCAATTATCTCTACCAATTCGTAACCCTCCGTTTTTTAGTTAATCGTTCAAGATTCTTTTCTATTCGCTCCTCTAAAGAATTCATAGCATATTTTCTAGCCTGAACCTGTTTTCCGCTTCTCGGCCGTCCGGCAGTAAAATACATAATCGCCGTAACCGAGTGAGTCAATTCGTGGGGCTTGTCCGCAAAAACATTCGGGTCTTTCTCGTCGCACTGAATTGATGCAATAGAATTTATTACATTGGCACAGGTGGTAAAAAAAACAAGAGGCGCTGTCCACGCTTCTTGTTCGTCTTGATACGGCTTGAGCCACTCATGCATATTAACGCAGCCGTCAACTTTTCGGTTCGATACTTTGATAAACGGTAGTCCGGACCTTCTCATGATATCTAATATGGATTCTCCAGTCTGACTGTTCTTGTTATCTAAGTCCTCCGGGGCAAACCATTGATAAATATTTTCTTGGTTTCCATCCTCGTCCACGTTGGATTCCTTTATCAATTTAATAGCGTCCGAAACAAACAACCCCGGTTTGTGTATCTCTCTATAAACATACCCCTTATTGTGCCAGTCCAGAGCCACCCAATAACACGCCAACATGTCGCGGCCGTAATCGACCATAACGAACCTTCGCCAATCTCTCTGAATCGGGAAGGGCCTTGTAACGTGTATGTCTCTTCTGAACTCGTCAAAATAAGCGCCGCCAGGAATACCATACTCTCCGAGCCCCACTACCTTATAGCGGTCTGGGTTATACGATGTTGATTTTGGGTCGTTCAGCGCTTCGATGGCGTCGTGATCTTCCTGGGTTAAAAACTCATTATCTTTATGAGTCGTTGTGAGTCTGAACGTGTCTTTTCTGTCGTTGCCCCAGAACCTTGTTTTCGTCCAGTGAGAATTTACCCAAGGGTTATATGAAATGGTGAATTGTTTCCATAGCCCCGCTTGCTCAATATCAAGTCCCCTGATTCCTTCGCAGAGAGTGTCAAACGCCGATTCATCCACGATTTCAAAAGCTTCCTCAAACCACACCCAGCACAGAACGCCTTTGGCAACGTTTATTGAGGTCAACTTAACGGGGTCGTCAAACCCTCTGAAAAGAATTAATTGTCCTGTAGGAAGGTACCTCGCTTCGCACGGGTCAACGGTAAACCGCCACTTGTGCGCAACTTTTAATCGAACAGTGGCTTTTTGCAGTTCCGCAAAGGTCGATTGCTGATGTGTATTTGCCGTTTGACGAACCACAAGAAGATTTGCCAAAGGATAAGCCATGAGATTTTTAATATACCGAATAGAAACCGTAGTGGATTTTTTAGACGATCTGCCGCCCTTCAGCACTTGATATAAATGACGATCGTGCCAGAACTCAGCATAACCTTTTCCGACGACTTCTTGTATTTTTACTATATCGTCTGCCATGAAGTCCCCTTTTCGGATATTATGCCAACCATATTTGTGCATAGTGTCGAATTGCAAAAGTGTTTACCCCTGAAATAATTCGTATCGTACCGACACATTGCACAACACTTTTGCCTTCAATTTTCATTGCGCAATTTTGGAAATCAGGAATTTGAGTTTTCTGAAATAAATCATGAAAAGGAAAGCGCTTTGTTTTGTGTTGAGCGTAGAATGGAGGGTATATATACATCTCCGACCGCCGCGCCATGCCACCCCCCCCTACCCACACAGGTACACGAGCACGCTCTACCCGCCTTGCTCCACCCGCCTGCTCTGCCTCCTCAAAATTCAAAGGACATGCCCTATCTATCATGGATACTCAGGCACATGCACTCACGTACACCGAGCGGCCACAGGGTTACATAACTAATATATGCTGCGTTATGCTCGTCTTTTATGCATCGATCTGGCATGAATCAGCCTGAATAATGGCATCAAACCGTTGCAAGAGTAGGACACTTTAGCGTGTGTATAAAACTGAACAAAATATTTACTTTGTGCAGTGTCACTCTGTTAGGTCGTCAATAATGGTCACTCCGGTAACATTTATATCATGCTCAACCTTGTCCTTATAGCCGAGACAGTTCTTGCCGATAAATTGGGCGAACTGGCTGTTATATAAGCCCTGCAGGCCGTTAACCTTCCATATTCGCTCCTGCTTTTTCTTTGCGCGCGTATATGCGGCGGAAAACTCATTATGCACTTTGGTCCACTCAACCACTGTGTCGTCATCAACATCAATAGAATCTGCGAAACCCTCGAACGTCGGCAACTCGTTAGCCGTTAATATTGGCGTCTCGCTCTTAAGCTCCCCGTTCATAAAGTATTCCTTCTTGTACATAACGGTGAAGGGCTCCACGCTAAAATATTCCTTTATCCTGTCGCAGTATTCTGGCTTGTACTTGGTCGGTGCTCCTCCCGGCATACTTTATCACCTCTATCGTTTAAACTCATCCTAGCGCATGTTAAAGCTAGCCTGTAATTAATACTTATACGTGCGTGTAAATGGTTTCGCTGTAAAGAGAGGCGCGTCCTATATGAACAGAATGCGCCTCTCTTTATGATATGAGACAGGGCAGCACCATACTAGGAGGATGTATGAGCTTTCGAGGCTGCCCTTTTATCTCACTTAGTGGGTTTGTTTATGTGGAACTCATATATACAGTACGGAAGTGAACATGTCAGTTTAATGCAGTCCTTCATTCGATAAACGCACTTTTTACAGATGTCCTTCCTAACCATGTTCATACCTCATTTTTTGAGTATAAGAAGAACGCCTTGCTTAATATAAACAGGGCGTTCTTATTCGTATAATGTTTGTATTTATAGGCGTTAATAAATCCGTTTCATAACTTCACCTACCTATATGTTGCGTTTAGTTATAATTCTATATACTAGCATTATAAACTTATAAAATGCACCTGTCACTCTCAGACTTTTAGTAAATCATCAAGCCATTCTGCACAGCCAACACGGCGGCTCTAGACAACACAGCTTCCCGATACCTAAAATACGTCGCAGAGCTGATATGCATTTCCTCGCAAACTACATCTTCCGGCGTGTATTGCTTAATCGCCTTTATCATCATCTCTGCGTCCGGCTCTGCCTGGCACCGAATGGCGAGCTCATCAAACAGTTTCGCCCATTCGTCAGCTGCGTCGGCCCGTTCTTCCAATCCTGCAAATATTTCGTCTACGCTCTGCTTGGACGGCCTTGTACGTCCGCCGCCTGTAATGTTCGGTCGGGTTGTATCAACAGCGCCTAAATCAGTCGGCGCAGGCACGGGACCTGACGCATAATCTATAACCGTTCTTGCTTCACGCACCGTCATGCAGATTTTATCTTTGTTTGCGTAAGAGCGATATTTGGATGCTATGTAATCGAGTGTTTCCCTGGGGAATACTTGCATTAGGCGTCCTCCTTTGGTGGGTCATCACCCTCACACTCATCATCTTCCCACACCAATGATTTTGTTATTTTGCAACAGCCACACTGGAAAGAGAACGGCACATAGTCTGGGCAGTTTTTACAGATCATGGGTGCGCCTCCTGTTGTGGTGCTGACGGAAGAGGACGCCAATGGGTAATTTTAT